ACAGGCTTAGAATCAAAAGGGTACACAATGCAGAACGGCGACGCTGATATGGTTAACTTTATAGTCGATATTATGGATATTTTAAGAAAAGGAAACTATTAATGAAAGCAGCATTCACACCCGAAGAAATGCTATATAATCAAACCTACAAAGATCGCATTATGTGGGTTGAGATAGACGGCTCAGATGAGGAGAAAATTATAAAGTATATTAAACTAGTACCGAATTCTCCTATCATGCAAGCCCATTTCTACGATGGGGATATCATGGAAATGAGCAAATATAAATGCTACAATTTTGAGGTTACAAATAAACTTGACTTTAAAAAGGCAACCAAAGAACAGATTAAACAAGCTACACTGTAAGCATGCGAGGTGATGATCAATTTACAGTCTTATTTATCGCTGGAGACACGGCAAAACCCGCTATAGTTGTACCTACTGCTAAAGCACTCCCGGAATGTTGTGTAATACTTCCTTTGTTTGGTAACTCAGATTATGTTGCTAATTCTGATGAATTCAAGCAAGATGAAACCAGTTTTAAACGTGCTTACGATCCTAATGCGATTGATTCAGTTGAGTTTGTAATTCAAAAGTGTGGAATAAATGGATTCGAAGATAAACACACTATTACAAACAATGATTACGGTATTTATACACCCCTAGGAGCCGAAATAGTAAACGGGTTTAGTATTGTATCAATCAAGCTTATTAACTGGTCCAAAGTATTAGTTAATTTTGGGGCGGGAATCTACCGGATTAAAACAAATGAGAATAGCATATTTGCCACCGAACCCGTTCAAAATGATTTCAGTTTCGAATACGACCTAAAAGAATTCACAGAAGACCGCGCCGACAAAACCGTGTTTTTCAAAGTAAGCAACGATGGCTCAATGGGTAGCTTAGACCCCCGTCAAAGAATGGCCTTTCCTGCTAATTGGGTTGATGGAATCCGATTGCCTGGAAGCTTTGGAAAAGATAACCGCGATTATACAAAAACTTACCACCAATTAGAAAGCGGAAAGCGAAACTTTACTGAAGAAATCGCCAGAGATAAATTCATTTACAGTTCAAGACTAATTACAGAAGGGCCTCGAAACTTCTTTAAGAACGAGTTAATGATGGCTAACTTAGTTGAGATAACCGATTACAACAAGAACGCCGCCAATACCCATATTAAGACCCCTGTACATGGTGACGGTGCATTTAGTCCTACCTATCCACGAAACAATTCTAAAGCCTTTTTTGAGGTTCAATTTACAGATGCATTCGATAATCAAAATAAAAAACACTGCGTAACGTGAGTAAGACCGACGAATTAATTGAAGAGGTAGAAACGCTTAAAATTCAAATCAATGGAGATCCAAGAGATGAAAGTAATAAGGGCGTTTTGAGTAATTTGCAAGATCAAGAAGCAAGGCTATCGAGTTTAGAGCATGACAAAAAGATAGTAAGCGGGGTTATGTTGATAGCATTTATTGCCGTTTGTACTTATTTTTTTAGCATGTTAACAGATGGAATTAATACTAGTAATAACGATATTCATTCGCATGATATGGATAGTAATTCGCAATTATTTCGAAGGGGGGAGTCCGGCAACAATATTAATGATAAACAATATGAGTCTAACTAAAACGTCGTTTTTAATCATATCTTGGATAGCAGGGTATTTTAATATACATTACATGCCAACTGATTTAATTGCAATAAATACGGGGGATATTTTCTTAACTGCAAAGGCCCTTTGTTATGGAATTTGTGCGGGTTATACCTTTTGGCTATTATGGCACGACCAAATTAAAATATATTGCGTCTTGGAAGCTGTCTGGTTTATAAATAAGGATAGAATCAAAGGATATTATAATAAAACCAATTAATTATATTTACCCAAACTTAAAAAACTATGAAATATCTAATACTAATACTTGCACTCTCATTAGCAGCGTGTAAAGACGATTGTAACCTTGTATGTACTTTTACAATTGAAAACTCTGACGGGGTTGTAACTAGTGGCACGTTCGATAAATCCGCGGAGATCCAATGCGATTTAACTGACGCAGAATACAAAGCCGACGCTTACGAGTTTATGGAAGCCTATTATGTGAATCCTTATAATATTCAATCAGGTAATAACGACCATTTTGCAACGCTGGATTGTAGTAATTAACTAAATTTGTACTGTAAAGTTCTCAACTTGCCGTTGTTTGCTTTATTAAGAGCCCGTTAGCTTTAATGTTGACGGGCTTTTTGTATCTCAGGCTAAAAATAAATCAATCTTTTATTACTTTTAATGTTGTATTTTAAACATTTAGTTTATCTTTGTACTTTAACAACGGCAAATTAAACTTTATGGATAAGACAGAAACCTTAATCAAGGAACTACAAGAAATCTCGCTACATATTCAGCGGAACAGATCAAAAATCAATCATAATAATAAGAAGCGCGAAGGCCATGTTAGCCCCTTGCAGCATCTTAATCTAGAAGATAACACTAAGTTAATGGAGAGTCAAATAGCTACCCTTAAACTTGATGCTATTACGACTCAATTAAAATTATCAATTAAAATCAGTGAATTATGATAGCAGATCAAATCTATTACGAATGTACAGCTTCAAATTGCTTGGCTGGAATGGAAATATTTAGAGACTTTAACAATAAAAAGAAAGTTCATAAAGTTTCCTTTGAGGCTCCAGTTGCTAAGTTTTCACATATTAAAAAAGGAAATATGATTCCAGGCATGAAGTGTTATAAATGTGATCAAGAGAAACTAATACGGGTATAAATAAAATTAAATTATGAAAAGGATAGTTACAAACAACCTCAAGAAGGTACTTAATAAAAAAGGAAGGAATTCTAAATGGGTACAATCAGAACTCAAAAGAATTAAGCACTCAATAAATAGATCAAGGTTTTCCCAGTTGATGCAAAATAAAGTTGAGATCTATTTTTATGAGGCCATATTTATATCTGAGGTTTTAGAGATTAGGGATTACACCGACCTAGTAAATGGAAAGATTAATGAACTTAAAGAGCCAAAGAAATGACAGACAACCCCGAACAAGATTTTCAGGACTTCATAGAATATGAAGGCAGTAAAGAAGATCACGATTACAGTACTTGCCTAAATGAAAAAGGCAGGAAGCAATTAGCAGAATACGAAGAACAATTAAAACTTAAAAGCAAATAATTATGAAAACAGATAACAAAACACACTACAGAAAAGTATTCAAATCCGATCACTTAGGAAGTGCAGACCTGGAGGAAATGATTGAAGATAAGAAGCGTTTAGTATTTACTATTGAAAAGGTGCTGCAATACATAAAAACCAATGATAAGAATTCAGGTGTAAGCGTAGCAGGTAAAAGAATAAGTGCAAACATTGCTTATTTAAAAGGAGCAAAGCCGCTTGTATTAAACGCAACCAATTCAAAAGTAATGGCAAAAATGATGGATAGCAAGTTTGTCGATGATTGGGCGGGTGCTATTGTTGAATTATACATTGATCCTAACGTAAAAATGAAGGGGGAAATAGTAGGAGGTGTAAGGATCAAGCCAACGGCGGCAACTCCACAAAAACCCAAATTAACCCCAGCACATAAAAATTGGGATAAAGCAAAAATAGCCGTCACAACTGGCGAAGCAGACCTAGATACGATTAGAGAAAATTGGGATATTACACAAGAAAACTTTGATTTGTTATGTGGATAGATATAGAACAAAACTCCGACGCGTGGTTTGATTTGCGCGTCGGAAAAATCACCTCTTCAAACTTTGCTAAGATAATGGCTAACGGTGCTGACAAGTTTGGCGATCCTGCCATTAAATATTCTGAACGCATTGCTTTAGAGATGGTAATAGGTGAGCGAAACGACGAAGACGACTTTAAAAGCGTTTACATGGAACGGGGTAATGAATATGAGCCAATTGCAAAAGGGTTATATGAGATTGAAACGTTTAGAAAAGTTAAAAACGGCGGCTTCTTTTATGATGATGATTTAGGCGATAGTCCTGACGGCATAATAGGGGAGCAGGGACGTATAGAAATAAAGTGTGTTGGTGCTTCTGCCCAATGGAAACGACTCAAAAAGGGAGGTTATGATACTGCTTATAAATGGCAAATTCAAGGGCATTTATGGGTTGGTGATGCTGAATGGTGTGACTTCGTACAGTATGCCCCTAAGATGCCGCTAAACAAGCAGCTTTACATTCATAGGATACACCGTGACGAAATAATGATTGCTGAAATGGAAACCAAAATGAATAAGTTTAGAGAATTAATTAAGCAGGATGTAATGATATTAAAATCAGCATGATTTACGACCTATCAAAGCAGGATATAATTGTTAATAACTACTTTAAAAAAACAGCCCTTTAGTTGATTCTAGGGCGATACAAAAGAAAGGTTTGTTAACGCTTGTAATGTTAATAATAGTTGTATAATAACAGAGGTATAGGCCATATCAAAGGGCTACAGACTTACAAAACTCAATAAAATGAATATTAAAAAGCAAGAAGCTATAAAACTTAGAAAGAAAAAGGAATTTCACCTGGAAGAGGTCCGAAAAATAAACTTCCTGCTAGGCGATTCGAACAAATACTATTCAGGAAATGACTTTATAATAAGTGACATTAAGAATGTTGTCTGTGAATTCTTTGAGGTTTCCCTTTGTGATTTGGAAGGGACTAGCCGCAAGAGGACAATAAGAGAGCCGAGGCAAATAGCCATCTATTTAATAATGAATAGAACTAAGAAGGTTTCTTTACGTGCAGCGGGTGGAGAATTTGGCAAGGACCACACAACAGCCATTCATTGCCTAAAGGTAATTAACAATTTCATCGACACAGAACCTGAATTTAAATTGAAAATAGATGAGCTTAATTTAAGGCTGGACCAAAAAGCAATTATAACAACAGATTAACCCAATAGCTTGTATAACTCGAAACAAAAGACTATTATAGCATCATAATAAATGAATCTCTAATTCAATCTAAAAAAATGACAAACACAATTAACATATTAATAGCGTAGCTAGACTTCAAAGGTTATAGGTTATCATTCCTATTTAGAGAGCCTTTGAGGTCGAACGCGCTATAAAACCAAATTAAAACTAATGAAAGATTATAATCAGTTTTTAAAAAATAAAGAGAAATCATTTATATCCAGTGGGTTCGACATCGACGAAACGGAACTAAATAATAATCTATTTGACTTCCAGAAGCACGTAGTTAAAATAGCACTCAAAAAAGGGCGGTTTGCACTGTTTGAAGATTGTGGGCTAGGCAAGACTATTCAGCAATTAAGTTGGTCGGAGGCGGTTTATAACCATACAGGAGTAAAAGTTTTAATACTTGCACCATTGGCGGTTGTAAAGCAAACCCAAAACGAGGCTAAAAAGTTTGGGATAAATCAAAAAGCATTTGAAATAACCAATTACGATCAATTAAAAAACTTTGATTGTAGTCAATATTCAGGGGTTGTATTAGATGAAAGTTCTATTCTAAAAGGACGTGACGGCAAACTATCAAGACTTATAATAGATTCATTTAAAAACACCCCTTACAAGTTAGCTTGTACAGCGACACCAAGCCCGAACGATCACATGGAGCTTGGACAGCATGTGGAATTTTTAGGACTAGACACTTATGAAAATATGAAGTCAATGTTTTTTGTTCAAGATCAGAAAATAAAAACTAATGACAAGTGGAGATTAAGAAAGTACGCCGTTGATGATTTTTGGAGATACGTTTGCACTTGGTCTATATCTATAGACAACCCTAAAACTTTAGGCTTTAATGTTGAGGGGTATGATCTACCTGAAATCGAATTTATTGAGCACCATATTAAGATGGAGAATAACACTGAAAACCTGTTTGGTGATGTTGCGGTTTCTGCTACTGAATTGCACAGAGATTTGAAACGATCTTTTGATTCTAGAATAAATAAAACTGTTGAACTGGTTAATAATTCTAGCGAACAATGGATTATATGGACGCTTAAAAACGATGAAGCAACCGAGCTAAACAAGGTTATTAATGACAGTGTAAACGTTCAAGGGTCTGACAAGGCAGAAATAAAGGCTAAAAATCTAAATGGATTTGCTGAAAAGGAATTTACAAACCTAATTACCAAAACCAGTATAGCCAGTTTTGGAATGAACTATCAACAATGTTTTAATATGATTTTCACTTCTTACGATTTCAAGTTTGAGGCATTTTATCAAGCAGTACGGCGTTGTTATCGTTTCGGTCAAACGAATAAAGTTAGGGTGCATTTACTTGTTCCTGACAGCCAAATAAACGTAAGAAAATCAATACTAGAAAAAGAGAAGAAACACAAACAAAAACAAAAGGAAATGGCAAAATACTCAAACGAAGCGAACTATAAATCAGAAGAAGAAATAGTAGAAGTAAAAGAGATAGAAATTAAAACTGATAAATATTGGCTAATGAACGGAGACTGCAATGAAGAAATTAAAAAACTAGGAGATGAAAGTATTGACTATTCGTTTTTCTCTCCACCATTTAAAGACCTGTATACATATTCTGACGACCCAAGAGATTTATCAAACGTAACCAGTAGCGATGAGTTTTACAACCACTTTAGGTATTTAGTGCCTGAACTGTTTAGAGTGTTAAAAAAAGGTAGACTGTTATCTATGCATGTAATGCAAGGTACTACCTCGATAGGCAAGGACGGGTTTTTATCTATAGTAGATTTTAGAGGCGAATTAATAAGGTTGTTTCAAGAACATGGATTTATATTTCATGCCGAAAAAATGATAAGAAAAAACCCTCAACTCGCAGCCATAAGAACTAAAAACGTTCAATTAATGCACGGACAAACAAAGAGAGATAGTTCTATTAATAGACCTGGACTAGCGGACTACGTTATCACTTTTAGAAAGCCCAGTAAAAACGAAGTGCCAATACAAAACGATATTGATTTTGATTTATGGTGCAGGTTGGCAGAACCAGTATGGATGGATATAAACGAAAGTGATGTTATTTCTAACTTTAGAAAAGCAAGGGGCGATAAAGACGAAAAGCACATGACCCCAACGCAGTTAAGCGTTATAAGAAATTGTTATTTGTTATGGTCTAATGTTGGTGATGTTTGTTTTAGTCCTTTTGGTGGCGTTGGGTCTGAGGGTTGCCAAGCTATAAAAATGGGGAGAAAAAGCATAAATATAGAATTAAAGAAAAGTTATTTTAATATGAATGCTCACAATCATAAGGCATTTAGCTTAGAGAAAGAATCTGTATTAACTTTATTTTAATCATGAAAAAGCTAATCGAAGACAATTATAGTAGTATTGTAGCCCGTGGTTTAATCCACGCGGCAACTACTAAAGACGAATTTGTAAATAAGTTATGGGAAGAGTGCGAAGAGTTTACAGAGGTATTTAATAAAACTGAAATGATCGACGCGGAAGAACTTTCTGACGTAATATTAGTTTGTTTGAATATCGCGAAGCACTACAATATAGACATAGAAAAAGAAATGCGCGGCAAGATCTCAGTAAACTTTAACAGGGCTAAAAATGGCGAATAAGTACAAGAACGGCGACATCGTAACGGACACCGAGATAAAGGAAACATTTACTTACAATGAAAAGGTTGACGGATGGATGGCAAAGAACAGACCTAAACAGTTGAGGTTCGCCACGGACCACGAAAAGAACAATTTAATTAAAAAGGGGGCGACCTTTATTTATTACTAA